CTTTACAAGGTGGCCTACGGCCGATCTTTCAACATCGACCCCAAGGAAGCCGTCGGCCAGAAACGCCAGATCGGCAAGGTCATGGAGCTGGGCCTGGGCTACGAGGGCGGCGTCGCTGCGTTCTTGACCTTCGCCGCGGTCTACAACATGGACCTCGAGGACCTGGCCAAAGCGGTGTGGGCCACGGCCTCGGCCGAAGCGCTCGAGAACGCGCAGGGCATGTGGGGCTGGGCCAAGAAAAAGAAGCGCACGCTGGGCCTGACCATGGAGGTCTACGTTGCCTGCGAGGTGCTCAAGCGTGCCTGGCGCGACGCCCACGCAGCGACCTCGGCGCTGTGGGCTGCTGCGGGTGAGGCCGTGCGCCTGGCCATCAAGAACCCGGGCGAGTCGTTCCCGATCGGCCAGCACCTGAAGGCCCGTCGCGACGGTGCCTGGTTGCGCCTGCGCCTGCCCTCGGGCCGTTACCTTTGCTACATCAACCCCAGCGTCGACGACGATGGCCAGATCACCTACTTCGGCGTCAACCAGTACACCCGCCAGTGGGGGCGCATCAAGACCTACGGCGGCAAGCTGATCGAGAACGCCACCCAAGCCTTCGCCCGCGACATCCTGGCCTACAACATGCCCGCGATCGAGGCCAAGGGCTACCAGATCGTGCTGTCGGTGCACGACGAACTGCTGACCGAGACGCCCGACCGCGAAGAGTTCAACGCCGACGAGCTCGGGCAAATGATGAGCATCGCCCCGCCCTGGGCCAAAGGCATTCCCCTGGCAGCAGCAGGGTTTGAAACCGCGCGCTATCGCAAGGACTGATTTAGCATCTGCTACAATTCACGCTTCGCCAACCCCAAGTGAAAGGACTCACACATGCACCCCGCCCAACAACTCGCACCTGCCGGTGCCAAGGTCACGATGCCATCCAGGCTGTGCACCGATCCACGTTTCAAGTGGTACGGCGCAGCGTCTACCGATGTGCGCCGTACCTGGCGCAAGTTCCGCCTGCTGCAACGCCTGCAAGGAGCACTGGCATGAAATGCTGTGACGAATACTGCTCGAGCTACGGGTGCAACCAAGGCCGCGACTGCCCCGTGCGCGTGGCCAAGATCGGCCGCAAGGACCACGCCAAGGCCCCGCTGCCCCACTCGCCCTGGCGCGCCTACGTTGGCCACCTGGCCAAGTGGATGCTGGCCTTTGTCGGCGTGGCCGTGGGTTTGTCACTGGCCCTCACTTACGTGGTGGTCGCTTATGCTTGAACGCGACATCGAGGCGTACCTCGTCAAACGCGTCGAAGCCCTGGGCGGCGAGGTGCGCAAGGTCCAGTGGCTGGGCCGCAACTCAGCACCTGATCGCTTTGTGATGCTGCCGCCCAAGTTCGTGCGCGAAGCTGGCGACGTGCTGGTTTATGACGCCCTGGGCGTGTGGGTCGAGCTCAAGAACCCCGACACTATCAAGACTTTCCCCGCCGACGCACGCGAGCGCGCCCAGCACCGAGAGCACGAGCGCATGCGCAAGATGGGCCAGCGCGTCGAAGTGATCGGCACCCTCGCTCAGGTCGAGGAGCTGCTGTCATGAGCGAACTGATCCTGAGAATCACCACGCGCGTCATGGAAGATGGCGAGTGCTGGAACTGGACCGGCGCGCTGCAGTCTTGCGGTGCCACGCCCGTGATGCGCTGGAAGGGTCAAACCCACGCCGTGCGCCGCCTCATTTTGGTTGAGCGGGGACCAGTCCCCCGAAACAAAATGCTGGCCACCTACACCTGCGGCAACCCGTTGTGCGTGCACCCTGACCACACCGCCTGGGCCTTGCGCAGGACCGTGCAGCTGCGCACAAAGCAAGAGCGGGGCCACTTGAGCAAGGCGACGCGCAACAAAAAGATCGCCGACAAGGCCCGCCAAAACGGCAAGCTGACGCTGGAGCTCGCCGAGCAAGTGCGCCAGGCCGAGGGCAACCAGCGCGCGATCGCTGCGCGCTTTGGTGTCAGCCAGGCCACCGTGAGCTCGATCAAGCTGGGCAAGACCTGGCGCGCCTACGAAGCCAACCCGTTCGCCGGACTGGGGGCGCGATGAGAAAACGCAGCAAGTACAGGCCCCGCCCGGTGCTGGTCAACCCGGTGGCCTACGTCATCGAATCAAACCAGCCCGCGACCGGAAACCCGGACGCGATCATGGTGCTCAGAATCCGCAACCACGCCGCCCTTGAGGCCTTGGTCCGTGGGCGTGCAACCCGTGCAGACCTCGACGTGCTGACGGCGGTCTCAAACATCACCGAGGCCTTGCACCAGCTTGGCTTCGGTGGCGACTACCGCGACGTCTGCGTTGACGGACGTGAGGCCATCCTTGGCGTTGTGTACCGCGCCGCAACGATCGGGCGCTTCACTCCCACCGGCCTGGAGATCCAAAAGCTCAACCTCTTGATGGAGCTGCACGACGCGCAGCTTGAGATCGTCACCGTGCGTGACGTCGAGCGCGCCATGCAGCGCGTGCACAAGCTCTTGGCAAACCCCCATAACGTCGTGCGCATGCCGACCAAGGGGCTTCCAAAATGACGCGCCGCAAGTACACCCCCCAACGTCGAACGCAGCGCCCTGTGGGCCAAGCCCGGCATGGGCAAGACCTCGATCACGATGACGTTCTTGGACCACCTGCACAGCGTGTGGGGCGAGAGCGCGCCGACCCTGGTGCTGGCACCGCTGCGCGTGGCGCGCGACACCTGGGCCAACGAGGCCAGCAAGTGGGAGCACCTGGCCGGGCTGGAGGTCGTGCCGATCGTGGGCGACGCCAAGCAGCGCGCCGCTGCCCTGCGCCGAGACGCCCAGGTCTTTACCACCAACTACGAGAACATCGTCTGGCTGCGCCAGCACCTCAAGGAGCAGCGCCGCGCCTGGCCCTTTCGCACGGTGGTGGCCGACGAAAGCACCAAGCTGAAGGGCTTCAGGTTGCGCCAGGGTGGCCAGCGCGCCCAGGCCCTGGCCGGGATCGCGCACAAGGACGTGCAGCGCTGGGTCAACCTGACCGGCACGCCCGCCAGCAACGGCCTCGAGGACCTGTGGGGCCAGACCTGGTTTCAAGACGCAGGCCAGCGCCTGGGTCGCACGTTCTCGAGCTTCAGGGAGCGCTGGTTCCGGCCTGTGCAGAACGGCGCGCCGAACGACAAGGCCAAACAGTTCTACCAGTGGCGCGCCGCCGAGCATGCCGCCGACGAGATCCACGCACGCCTGGCCGACATCTGCCTGACCCTGGACCCGAAGGACTGGTTCGACCTCAAGGACCCGATCGTGAACGTGGTCGAGGTCAACCTGCCGCCCAGCGCCAAGGTCAAGTACCGGGAGATGGAGCGCGAGCTCTTCACCATGGTCGGCATCACCGAGGTCGAGGCATTCAGCGCCGCGGCCAAGTACGGCAAATGCCTGCAGATGGCCGCCGGTGCCGTGTTCCTCGAGGACGGTGTCACCTGGGTCAAGATCCACGACGAGAAGCTGGACGCCCTGCAGGAGCTGGTGGAGGCCACAGGCGACGATCCGCTGCTGGTGTCCTACCACTACACCCACGAGTTCACGCGCATCCGTGAGCGCTTCCCAGACGCCCTGAACCTGGCCAATGAGCACGACCTCGCAGCCGCCCAGGCAGGCAAGGGCAAGCTGTGGCTGGGCCACCCGGCCAGCATGGGCCACGGGGTGGACGGCCTGCAGGAGCACTGCAACACCGTGGTGTTCTTTGCCCAGGACCCCAACCTCGAGTACCACGACCAGATCCTTGAACGGGTGGGACCGATGCGACAATTTCAAGCGGGCAAGGATCGCCCGGTGTTCCTGCACTACCTGGTGGCCAAGGGCACGATCGACGAGGTTGAAATGATTCGACGCAAAACCAAACGCAGCGTGCAGGACACGCTCATGGATTACATGAAAGGTAAACGATGATTAAGAAACTTTGCAGCACCTGCCTGCACATGCCCACCTCCACGCGCGACGCCCCGTGCAAGGGTTGTTTGCGCTTCAACGAGGCAAACCTGATCGACAGCTGGACGCCCCGCCCCGGGGCGGTCGTCGAGGTCACCAAGGCGTCGGACGCGCTCAACCCGCTCGACGTCCAGGTGGCTGGCGGCCACTACAAGGGCAAGGCGATCCAGCCGGTGGAGTACATCTCCGCGAACAAACTGAACTTCCTCGAGGGCTGCATCGTCAAGCGCATCACCCGCTGGCGCGACAAGCCCGCCGAGCACCGCTTCCAGGACCTCGAGAAAATCAAGCACGAGGTCGATTTGCTGATCGAGATGGAGAAGCGCCATGGATGACATCGACCTGGCCCAGGAGCGCGACTTCCTCGCCACCCAAAACTCCATGCGTCTGCGCAAGGCCGAGGGGCCGGTGGCCACCGGGCGCTGCCTGTACTGCGACGAGATCCTCGACGACCAGAGCCGCTGGTGCGATGCCGAGCACCGCGAGCAGTGGGAAAAGGAGGCACGCCGTGGCCGATGAAATGAAGTTCCTGGCCGAGCTGCCCGCGGGCTACGACGACCGCACGCGCCTGGCGCTGCGCGATGACAACCAGGTGATCGTCACACACCCCGAGCACCCTCCCCTGGTGCTGGGCGCTGATGGCCAATGGCTTGAAATTCTGGGCGGGGTTGTGCATCCTGCACACAGTTCTAGCACCTGCTAGAACGCTTCAGAGCGCGATGTCCCCCTAGTGCTCTGGTGGCTTTACAAATTTGTAAGGTCACAATATACATTATGCGTACTGGATGGGGGTTTTTTGGTTTATCATCTGCTACAAGAAAATTTAGCAACAACGAAAGGAATCGAAGATGGCCTCCCCCACAAACAGCCGCACCAACTGGAAAGCAGGATCCCCAACGACCGACCTGTCAGCCGAAGAACTGATCGCCCTCGGTTACCGGAAGACCTCGAACGCGTACGGCTTGGTGTCCCGTATTGATCGCCCGGACTGGGTTGAGGTTCTGGCGCAAGAAATGCGTCGGGCCCCTGCAGACTTTATCGTCCGCGACGGTAGCGGGCGTATTTCACCATCGTGGTGCGACCACTACCGGCGCGTCTATTCAAAAGACACGCACACGGTTGACCCGGAGCGAATCGCGCGCATTCCAACCAGCGATCACGATCCTGTCGGTTACGTCGAGATCGGTGCCTGTCTTGCTAAAGCCGCATGACCAGATTTAGCAGCCCTGGTGCATCGTGCACGCGAACATAAGGTACGTTACACGTATGATTAAAAACGTGAAGTTAGGCTCGGAAGTGTTTGATTGGGTGCAGTAAATTCTGCTTAGCAATTTGATAAACCGAGGGTTACCCCCGCCTCGGTCTATACATTATGCGTACAATCGGGGGTGTTTTGAGTTGAGCATCTGCTACAGGAATCTGTAGCGTTTTTGAAAGGCCTACGACATGACTTTGCCAAGGAACCCCATCCAACCACTGCTTCCTGACGACCACGGCGTGCTGCGCTTTAAGGGCAACAA